CAACTTGTTTAGCTAGAGCATAACCAGCGTCATCTGTGTAGAATTTACGTAATGATGCAAGAGCTTGAGTCTCTACAATATCTTCAATCAAACGAGAATACTCGTAATGTTTGTTGACAGTTACAGTAACTTCATTCTCTGTACCAGCGATTAATGATACTTGTGTTTCTGCTGCTTTTACTGATGCACTGCCACGAGTAGGTTTAGGGATGTGTAACGTGTCACCCTTCTTACCAGTCATAGGCATGCGGTTAACAAGGTTAGCTAAAACCAAGTTTGATTTATAGGCCGCTACAATCTCGTCACTCCATAGTTCTGGAATAAACGTTGCCGCGGTTGTTGTTGTTACATGTGAAGCTCCTAGTGCCATTTTAAAATACCTTTATAATTAAGAAGTTGTGTTATCGTACCCTCTTCTCAGCATAAGCCTTTGTTATCTCATCTGATAACTCCAGATACCGAGCAGGGTCATTTTGCATTAAATTAATAATATCAGAACGTCTGTATAGTTTCCTTGATTTACTTTCACCTGAGCCAGTGGCAGAACCTGTGGAAGCAGCTTTACGCTGTTGTTTCCTACTAGTGTCTTCATTCTGGGTAGAGGAACTAATAACCTGTTGTCTCTCTTTCCAGTTTGATAAGAGTTCGTTAGCAGAATCATAGTCAAAGCCTTGATGCGCCCTATCAAATAATTCTAGTCTAACTCTTGAATCCTTAACCCACTTAACAAAAGACTCATCATTTACTACTTCTAAATAATCAGGGTGATTATCTGTCAGTTTGGTAGTGATGTCCTGTTGTTTAATGGCTTGCTTAATTTCCTTCAGCTCTTTTGCTTGGTCGCTGTTCTCGATTGAGCGTTGGATGAACTCTTCTGGTTTGTCAAATAAATCTAAATCATCTGTACTATCCGCATTCTCGTGGGATGTCTCGGCAAGTCCGTCCTTTACATATTTGTCAATGATACCTCGGAGGTCACCTAACTCATTACCTTGTCTGCTGATATGTTTCTCAGCTTCCTGGTGCATCCTGATAACATCAGGAATAGATTTGCCTGAGTACTTCTGCAAAGCTGGGTCTAGTGTCTCTTTCAGAACCTCTTCTTCTTCTTCTTCTACTTCTGGAGTGTTATCTACATCTTGTGTAGGCTCTCCTTCCATATCAAACAGGTCCTCGGTACTGCCATTAACTTCTTCTGTTTCAAGGTCGTTTTCTTGCTCTTCTACTAAAAATTTTGCTGCCATTTTGTCAACTCCGTACTTATAAAAGTATTATGGATTATAATGTTTGTGAAGTGTTCTCATGTTTCCTTGCCCACTTAATAGATTCTCCAGGAAAATCCCCAGATATAGCATCTAACTTACAAGCAACAGGAGAGATTATCCTCACTGCTTTTTCTCCACATTCCTCACATTTTACAGACAGTGTCGACGTGTCTATATAACGCTCAGTTGTATGTGAATCTTCGCATCTAAAATCAAACATCCTACGAGGCATAATCATCATCCTTTTCATCGGAGATAATCTGGTCGTATGAAGTCCTCATATTAGACTCAAAGTTTGAGATATTCTTCAGAACGAAAATTTGTCCTTGCACATGTCGCAAGTGTTTCTCGTCTTCCAAACTCTCTATACTGAAATCTTCTAAGTTCTCTTTGATAGTGGTTGTAAATAACTTCCAACCCTCTGTACCAAATAAATCAAAAAAGGTTTCGTAGTATTGTTCATCTTCTAATTTCATTGTATATTTACTAATCCAAAAATGGTGATTCGTCTAATGTCATATGCCGATAATATTCTTCCAGAGCATTTCTCTGGAGGCCTTGAGCTTCTTCTGAGTCGTATGTGATTAGTCCAGCCTCTAGCCTTCTAACTGATTCTATTTGTTCAGGAGTCATGTTTTGGGTTACCATAGGGTAGAACGGCTCTCCATCTATTCCCCCTAAAGAAAACTCAGTGATAAACCGCTCACCGTCTAAACTTGGTATCAGACCCTGCCAACCCTTCGTCTTAGGCATCATACTACCACCATAACCACCACCCTCAAGAGGGAAAGCCCTAGACCCATAAGGGGCTTCGCGGTTAGTAACTAATAGCCCACCTTCTGAGGGAGGTCTTATTAAACCTTTCATTTATTACTTTTTCCCATCATTTGCATACGAGCAATAACTTCATTAGATTCTACATCTGCTGCCCTGATGAGGTTACCCTCTTCTTTAATTTTAAGTTCAGCTATCTTGACAGCTTTCTCAAAATCATCTACAGGCATATTCTTAGCCATAGCAGCGATACGTCTAGTCTCTTCCTCAACAGGTAAGAGTTGAGTTTCAACATTGTTCTGCTGAACTCTTGAATGAATCTCTGCTGCTTCAATCTGAAGTTTCTGAACTTGAGCTTGAGCTAGTTGTAGTTGTAACATTAATTGTTGTTGCTCTACTTGTTGCTGTTGAGCTTCTTTTTGTTGTTTCTCAGGAGTATCTGCATTAGCTTCTTTAATAGTAGCCAGGATAGATTCTCTATTTGTAAGGTTCATAGACTCTACAATAGATTCTACTAACATTGGATACATCGGAGAGTCAGCTGGCATAGTTTGTAGTAGCTGAACTAATTGAGTAACCTCGTATTCCCTAGCGATAATACCTAGAGAGTTAGAGGCAATGAATTTATAATCCTGTACTGGATAAGTCTCAGGGTCAAACTGCATGTACCTGTGAATTGCTTTGTGGATAAACGGTACAAGGAAGTTCTCTTGGAAGTTTAAGAGAGTTCTCTTATGTCTCTTGATAACAGCACCTAGTGCCATTGAGATACCAGAAGCAGTTGCTTCTCCGTTTAATGCACCTTGGAAGCCTACAGTATCTACAGCACCAGTTGCTTGCTGTACCATATCTTGTAGCTGTTGTCCTTGTGCAAAGGTAATCTGGTCTACTGCACCAAACTTAAATGGTTGTAGAATCTCTGATGGGTTACCATTCGTAAGGAATGTCTTGCCAGGCTTAATATCAAACTTAGCACCCCTCGGCATACGAGAAGCATCAATAGCCATCATAGGATGTACTGTCAATGCCAGTGCGTCAATACGTGCTCTAAGCTCTGTATCTAGTGCTTTCTGACTGTTATAACCCTTCTCACAGACACCACGTCCCCAGAACTTACTAGGTACTGTATCCCATTGGAATGCTACAATAGGTCTATCCTGCATCATAAATGGGTTAGACTCTACCTTTAATACTGTATTACCGTTAGCAATAATAACAACAGCCTCTACATAAGAGTCATCCTTATTATTATTATTTTCATCAGGGAATAGAGATTCTAATTCCCCTGCTTCTTCATTATTCATTTCCTCTTCAAAGAGGTGTTTTGGAACTAGACCGTAGTATTTAGTTAGACGAACTCTATTGTCATCTTGATAGTTTGTTTCTTGGTCAGATTCTAGTTTAGTATCTGTAGCGGTAGTTTCAATCTCTACATCCCTGTAGACACCGTTATCAATATCAATCTGTACTTGATGTGCAGGTACAAACATATCACAAGCACAACCAAGTGCCTCTTCAATAGTCTTTGCTACTGGGTCAATCAAGAAGTTCTGAGGTAAGATAGGTCTTAGTTTAACGATAAACCTTTCTTTCTTAATTACACCGACAGCTTGCATTGCCCCATCCATTACTGGCTGTTGTGCAGGTACATACTCTGTAACCTCATCAAGGTATACTTCACCAATACCTGTACCGTATACAGCACTATTGATTAATACCTCACTGATAGAGCTTCTAGCTTTAGCAAACTGCATATCTTCATTCAGTTGCTTTTTAACTAGTTCAATGTCAACCTTGTTGTTATCTTGGAAATCATCATGTAAATCAAACCACTTACCACGACCAAAGGTAGCTTCTTCTACTTCTGCAACAGAAGACTCTACAGCTTGTTGTAATGCTGGTGTAATAATACGAGAGCGTTCTGACTTTCTCTCTTGGTCACTGGCAGCCCAGATACCCCTCCAGAGTCTATAATACTCTTCATGGTCCATTCTATAGTTAGAGTCGTAGTGGTCTCTCCAAGAGTCACACTTCTCCATCACCCATTGACTTAGTTCTAGATTATCCAGTTCTTCCATTATTCCACCTTTTTAGTAACCAGCAGTTATATCCATTGGTTCATAGTTATCTTCTTCAAAGTCATAACTATAAGACACAGCAGCTAGCTGGTCTATGTATGCCAAAGAATCAATCAAGTCATCATGCACTAACGGGTTAGGGAATTGAAACAGTTCATCTAAGAACTCAGCGTTCCAATCTCCTTCCGCTAGTTTGATAGTTCCGTGTTCAAACCTACCTTGTAATGCAGCCACTATCCTATCTGTTTTCTTTCTGTTACCATGAGTTAGTTCTACTATCCTAAAGAACTTACCCCTCTTCTTCATCATATCCGTAAGAGGAGACATGATAGCTTGTCTTGAAATCCCCTTCTCTATTCCAACGGAGAGAGGTTGATACTTTGCTACTGCGTTAAATATCTTATTAGCAGACTCTTCAAAAGTCCACCTACCAAATATAATATCTTCTACATACCAACCATCTTCATTTGCTTTAACTACTGTGATAGCTGTATTATCTAATCTCTTGTTCTTAGTTCTTGCTTTACCTACTTCCTCAAAACCTGCCATATCAATAGCGATATAGTATTCACCTAACTTAGGTGGTTCCTCTTGGAATGATACCCACTCTTCTTTAAATATCTCACTGCCCATAGCTTCAAAGGAAGCCATAAACTCTTGCCTAAACGCATACGAAGACATAGAACTCTTCGCTAGGTTAATCTCCTCTGGGTCTAGTAGAGGGTTGTCATACGAAGTAAAGTGCCAGCCCTGAAAGGTCTCGTCCTCTCCCAAGTCTGCATACTTATACAAGTCGTAGAAATGGTTCCTTCCCATAGGAGTACCGATAAACAGTGCTTCCCCCTTCTGGTCGGCAAGGGCTGGTCTTAGAATCTGCTCCCAGACTGACGGTTTCATATCTGCATACTCATCCATCACTAGGAATTTCAAACTAACACCACGCATGGTCTCTGGTCTATCAGCTCCCTTTAGGGAAATAGTAGCACCATTGATTAACGTAATCTGTAAATTGTTAATATGACTAGACTTTACAACAGGATGAGCTAACTCTAATAGAGTCTGCCAAATAATATCCCTAGCCTGTCCCTGAGTAGGAGCAACGTAAAATACATTACCCTTACCTGACTGTAAACCTAGCCTGTCCCTGAGTAGGAGCAACGTAAAATACATTACCCTTACCTGACTGTAAAGCATTAACGATAAGAAGCCATGCAGCTAACCTAGACTTACCAGTTCGCCTTCCTGCGGCTACTACCTTAAACCTAGTCTTACTCTCCCATACCTCTTGTTGCCAGGGTAGGAGTTTAATGTCTAAATCAGTATTCGTACCCACTTAGTTGATTGCTTTTGTCCACTTGTCTACCCAGAAGCTTGCTAGTTCTGTATCTGTTGGGTTTCTCTCTACCCCGTCCGTATACCACTTTTTACTTCCTATATTCTTTTTTAAACGAATCTTTCTACCAGTAGTGAGACTACCCTTACCCGCTGCCACTGCTAAAATCTGATTTAGTCCTTTAACTCCTTGCTGGTGTGCTCCGTAAATATGGAAGGCAGTTGGGTTTGTAATTCCACTCCTCTTTAAGCTAGCTATATTATCTTTAGTAAACGCAATAAACATCTTATCTTGTGCTTTAGGGTGTCTTCGCATCCAATCTCTTAATGGAGCACCTTTCTCACCTTTATAATCTTGCTCCCTTGCGTATGTAAGCCCTGACCCATTCACCTTACCTTCATCCCCACTAGTCATAAATTGAAACTTACCAAAAGCATATGATGCGGTAGGGTTTTCTACCCCATATCCAGCACCTCCAGACTCTATTCTAACTAACTTCTTAATGCTCTCAGGGTCCATCCCTATCTCTTTCCCGAGCATTCTATAGTCTGTATATTCCCCCACTCCAGCACCTATAAAATCATTTAGAATACCCAAAGAATCTGTACCAAACTTACCATCATCTGTAGTTCCTACTATAGTCTGAAGTGCTCTAGTCTGTGTTCTAGCATCAGGCTGTCTGCCCTTCTCAGCGTTGAGGGTTTCCTCAAAAGCTGTTTGTGTTTTAGAGTTCCACTCTCCAGTTAAGTCAGTGCCCAAATGCTTCTGAAGTTCTATAATATTATTTCGAA